AGCAGCTACACGTTCACCGGTTTTGCCTGCTGTGGCTTGATCGAAGCTAAGATTTATCGGTATGCTTACGCCGGGTTTACCGGTGTCGGCTGACCCGCGCTGCTGCAATACCGGCAGGGCGGATATTTCCGCGATTGCTTTCTCTATTTCTTTGGTCTGGTCTGCGACAATAGTCTCCGCCGGGGTAACAATACCCGCCGCCGCGCCGGTTGACTTACCGGTTGTTGTTGGCACCTGCGGCACCGCCGGCTTGTTACCCTGCTTATCCAGCTCCGCACCTGTTTCCTTAACCAGTCGCAGTACCTCCGCCCGCTGCTCTGCCACCCGCTTGAGTTCGGCCTGAGTAGCTGCTAAGGCGTTACGCTCCTTTGTGGTTGCACCCTCGACTACGCTCGCAGACTCACCGGCAAAGCGCATGGATGCTGTCTTCACCGCTGCCAGCTCTTTGTCCCGCTGTATCTCAAGGTCGATTTCCTTAGCTGCAATATCCTGCAGCTTTGCCATTGCCGCCTTAGCTTTTGCCTGTAGGTAAATGCTGTTGGTCAGTTTTTGAACTTCAGCACGCAGGTCGGCGGTTTTAGTCTTCTCTAAATCTACGTTCGAAAGGTAACCAGGGTAATCCGCCTGCAGTTTTTTCAATGCCGCGTTGCGATTCTCACGGCTCTGCGTTTCGTCCTTCAATACAGCCGCTAACGCAAGGCTTTCCCCGTATTCGCTTTTAAGTTTTTCGCGCGTGTCATCCGCAATCTCGTTGCGGATTTTCATCGACTGGCTTACTTCGTATGTCTTTTCAGAAAGCAGGCTGTAAGCGGTTACAGCTAAGGCAATACCCGCTACAATAGCACCGATACCGAGCGGCGACATTACCACGTTCAGAATCTTTTGCCGGGCCGCTGCAAGGTCGATGCTGCCAGCCAATGCCATAACTTCACCATCCAACGAGGTGATAGCCTCCAGCGCCTGCGACATTGCCATTAGGGACTGCAGGCGTGCCATGGTTTCCGTCGCACTGGATGAATCTATACCCAGCATGTGCATAGCGCCCTGCGCGCCTGCAACGCCCTGAGTAAGTTTGCCCATGGCAACCGCGCCGGTTTTGAACTTGCCCTCGAGGTCGGACGCGGCGATGATGCCCTGCACGTCTTCCATCCGGCGCTTCAGCTCGATTGCCTCAGCCGCCGTTGCACGAAGGCCCGCCGTGCCGGCGTCACCCATCGCGGCGTAACTATTCGCAAGGTTCTGCAGCGCCCTGGATTGACGGCTTGCGGTCTGACCTACATCCGTAGCCGTCTTATTCCATTTGCCCATCGCAGACGTCATCTTTTCCGTCTGCTGCTTCATCTTATCGCCGCCCGTCTGCAGCGCTTTGACGGCCGTATCCAGCCCTTTTTTCAAGGCGTCCGGATCAGCCGTCAGCTTTATGTTCAGGCTATTTATGCCGCCGCCCTCTCCCATTCTTACCGGTGGTAATTAACCGTGAATTCCATCTGAATCAGATATATCTGGTCATTGCCCGCGTCATCCTCGGGCAGGTGCGCCTCCCCTTCGTAATCAATCTGCGCGACAGCTACACCGTCGTAGGTTCCCGGCGTCTTCCTGTCCATGCCGGTGCGGATAGCCTCCGCAATCGTCTGCGCATCGGTAATGCTTTCGCTGTAAATGCTGACCATGACCTGCGCAAAGTCAAAGTTGGACGGGCCGTCCTTATCGCTGTCGGGCCTGTTGGTAAGCAGCTGATGCGTGATGTACGGATATGCCGCGCCCTGCTGCGCCCTTACCGGGAATATCCGCGATGCCGGCACAAGGCTTGTAATGCCCGCCGTGTTGGCCATTATGTAGTGGGTTGCCTTAATTGCTTTGTTCATATCTTGATAGTCTTTGCGAAGCGCGGGTCAGCATTCATCGCCGCGCTCAATTCTTTCAATTCATTCCGCCGCGCCGCCGTTTCCTCAGGCCATTCGAACAGGTCGGTAGGCTTGACCGTCCCCCGGCTGTGAATGCTCAGCAGGTGTGCCGTCATCCATCGCGCCCGGTTCCATTCGTCACGGTACCGCTCCCGCTCCCGGTGTGCCATGCCCTCCATAGCCAGCCGGAACCATTCCGGATCGCACGCCTCCCACTCCGACAAGCTCAGCCGCATTTCGCCAAAAGCGATACGCGCTAAGCTATCCGCCGTCAGTTCACCGGCGCGGTCTGAACCTCCCCCGGCTCGTTGCCCTCCTGAGCTTCACCGGCTCCGACAAACTTCAGCCATGCGGCACTGAACAGCTCAATAGCTGGATTTAGTTCCTGCAGGCTTTCAATAGCTTCGGCCAGTTCTTCAGGCCCGGCGAACGGTGCCGGCTTGCCCGGGTGTTCCAACTTATGACCGGACATTAGGCCGGCCCATGCTACGGACAAACTGAAATCCATAATGTCAGACATATCAGGGCTGACCGCTTTCGCGGCAAGCTCCGACGGCTTGACATTCATAACCTTGAGTGCCCGCTGTATCGCTGCCATGGTGTAACGTATCGGGTATTCTTTGCCGCCGATTGTGAGTGTGGTCTGTTCCATTGCTTCGGTTATGCTACGTTACCCTTAGTAATCGTGCCGGTCATTTGCATTGTGCAGCTGAAGGTAGCTACGTCGTTGTTAGGCGCGCTGCCGGATACGCCGCTAATCAGCACGCTGGACTGCATGTATTGGTCACCGCTGCTCTGGCTGCTCCAGCGGATTGTAAAAGCGGTACCTGCGAGCGCATCGGTTACCAGGTCATCAAATGATAGGCCCTGAGTTGATACGCTGGATTCGTATTCCAGCACTCCCTCAAACTGAAACGTGCCGCCCTTTTCGCCGGCAATGTATTCTTTGAATCCGCCTGAGTCCTTTTCGGTCGTTTCGATCATGTCCACGGACAAATCGAAATTCGCGCTGCGCCCGTTCGCAATTTTGGTAAAGGTGTCGGGTGTACCGGTCACGACCTTATACAGGCCGATGATGGTACCGTTAATTTTTCCGGTCGTTGCCATATCTGTTTATTTTGTTTCTTTAATGTTTAAAAGTTTTTTAATCATGCCCATGATTTGTTTTCTTACCCGCGCCTCGTTCATCTGAAACGCCGGGCGCATAAACGGATGCGGGGCGCGGTTGATAGTCTTTCCGCCGTATTCCACAATATGCGCGTAGTATGCGCTGTTCCCGCGCTTCGCACCCTGGAAACGGTAGTTTACCCCGATAAGGGTAGTAGTCGGAAAGCGCGAATCGTTTGCGGTAATGAATCCGATTTGGTTACGCAGCAGGCCGCTATCCACCGGCACGCGGGCGCGGGCGCTTGCAACGATAGGCTTCGATGCGTTGCGAACAATGCGGCCTATTGCCTCGTTGGTGGCGCGGCCCTTCATGCTTTCCAGCGCGGTTATAGCGCCGTTGACCCCTTCCAGTTTCGCGTGAATCATTCTTGCCTCCTCGCTTTTAATTCCATCAGGTGCTTACGCCCTACCTCGGTAACCGCGAGGATGTTATACACCTGCCCGCCGTAGGTTAGCCGATCCTTCGGGTTCAGGCCAGAATAAAACCGGATTGTAAACACCACCGGCAGCTCAGCCTCGACCTTATCGCCGTTCACAGGCTCACCGCCGGGGCTTGGTTTGTACGCGGCCGGTACCGTTGCAAGGGTTGCCCACGTCTTAATTGCTTCGCCGATTGCGCTTTGCGTAACCGTGAACCGCTGCAGCGTGACCTGTCTATCCATGCGTCCGGGGTTCATACGAATATCGGGATTAGGTAGGGTTTCAGCAGGAACTCACTGCCAAGGGTCAGCACCTTCTCAATTGTGCCAACAACGGTGTTTTTTCTTTCTTCGTACCCATCCCGCCTGCAGGTTGTATTGAACACCGTCTAACCGGTCTTCGTAAGTATCCGGTAGGGTTGTGTCGTTAATCCACTCCAGATAAAATCCTGTTTCGCGGATTTACCGGATAGGTAAGGTGCTGCTCCACCGCATCGAAGGCAACGTCCAGCAGGGCCGCAATGTAGGCGTCTTCGTCTGTGTTGACTACGCGCAGATGCGCCTTCACATCCTCAAGTGATATATAGGACTGGCTTGCGTGAATTTGGCTGACGATGCGGCGGTGCATGGTTAACGTTTGCGCTGTGGTTTTGCGGTTGCGGTTTCAGGTTTGGTTTTGGCTGTAGCCGTTTCGGGCTCCGGTTCGTCGGCTGCTACAAGCTCCACGGCGCCGCTATCCAGCAGGCTATCTGCCAAGCTATCCGGCAGCTCGACTACTTCGCCGGTGCTGTAGCACATGCGCAGGGCCGCCGGGTTTATTACCCATTTAACTCTTTTCATACCTTTCGGATTTGTTCCGGCGGTCGCATCGAACGACCATAGGGCCACGGTTTAGAATGCCGCCCCCTACCGGATAGCAGAAGGAAGACAGCCACACTCACTGCGGCTGTCCTCCGTTCACTTAGGCGGGGGTTGTTGCGTCGATGTCTTTACACACCGCGAACGCCTTAGGCTGCAGTACCAGCGCATCAACAAAGTTGATGAAGTGGAAGCGCTGCAGGCCGTTAACGCGCTGAGTGTATTCGTCACGCACCAGGATAGGGTTACCCCATGACCCGAGGGCAAGCTGGCTGAAGTCGCCGAAGATAAGCGCGCTCAGGTCGGAGCTTGTGGATTTGGTCAGGGTTGAGGGTACGGTATTGGATGCCAACACCGGAAACCCGGTCGGGCTAACGCCGGCCTGAGTAACGATAAAATTACCCTCGACCCCGTTGGTCTGCTTGGGGCGAATCATCGCGTCGGCATGCACCTGCGGAGTGGTGATGTAGGCAAGGTTGTTCATGGTTCCGTTGTTCACCATTGCGGCCTTATACAGGTTCACCCAGTCGGCATAGACCTGATTAGCGCCGGTAGCGTTGGTACTGTTGCTGGCAGCGTTGCCGGCAAATGTCACGGTTACGTCGCTATTCGCGATGATGCCGGTAGGTTCGTTGGAACCGCCGCCGTTGATCGCAGCACGCTCGAGAGTCACCGCGCCGGCGCGGAGCAGAAAGTCCATAATCCACATGTCAAGGCTGTTGCTTGACTGCAGCAGGATCTGGTCTGACACGTCGATGAACGCACCGAGGCGCTTTGCGCTCAGGGTACGGTTGGCCCATGTCTGAGTAGATTCTGCAGCGGCATCGGTTTCGCCTTCCCACGTTGCGCTCGGGGCGGTAGTGTTGGCAGGGAAACGCAGGTTGCCGGTAAGGTTGCCGAACGTCTGAACACCCAACTGCTGCAGGATCATGAAAGGCTCCAGCGCATCGAGGATGCTGCCCACGTTGGTAGCAACGTTTCCGCCGCCTTCAGTGATGGAGCTGCCACCGGTGGCGGTGATGTCGCGCTTTTCCAACTTCTGACGGTTAGCCTTCGAGCGCTGCATTACCATCCACATCGGCAGGGCCAGCCCGCCGGCGGTAGTCAATCCGGCGCGGGTGTTTTCGGCGGCGGCTTCGTCGCTTACTTCGCGCTCCAATCCGGTAACCGGACGGTTTTTGCTCAGGTCGTTCAGGGCGCGCTTGAAACTAAACGCTTCAGCGGCTTTGCGCTTTTCTTCAGCTTCGCCGGTGCCGGTAGTGAAGTTGGCAGGGGCGGTTGCGAGGGAACGCTGAACCTTTTCCAGTTTTTCGATGTCGG